GCACAGCAACAACCTCATATGCTTCAATCTTTATGTTTTCCTCAATACTGGTTTCCAATATTTCAGACATTTGGTCATATTTGCTTACATTGAAAGGTAATTTGTGCATTTGCATAAGTATTTCCTCCAAAAGCGATAATGCTATAAAGGCTTTTCTGTCTTCATCTAATTCAAAATAGTTTTTTGGTATTTCTATTGTTCCAAGTTGATGATATTTGTTATTGCTTTCTTTACCCATAATTGTACATTTGATGCATTTGTTTTATATCTTTCTGATATTGCTTTATATGTGTAATTTCCTGATACATATAATTTTACCATATCATTGATGATGTTTTCATTAATTATAACTCTTTCATTATCAACAGTTACATATGCACAAGAATTTTTAGTTTTCTTTGTTTTATTTTTTATACCCACCCAAATGTTGTTTTCATCCTTGACACCAGGTTTATACCAAGTATTGGTCGGTTTGTTATATATCCACCCCAATTTTGGCAAAAATTTGAATATAAAATCCTTTTGTTCATCATCAGCATAAGTTCCAGGAATTACTGGTATCCTTTCGCTGCCACCCCATTCATCTTCTTTGTCCTTTTCATCCTTTTCTTTCCAATATTCTTTTCTGCAAGGTCTGCATATTCCGTCATATCCACCTTTGCGATTATGGTCCTTATAAAAATATTCATATGTTGCTGGAAAGGTTTCTTTGCATTTGAAACATTGCTTCCTTGGAATGGATGGGTCCCATTTCAATTCTGGAGCCTCTGGTTGGATTATCTTTTCTTCTTGAGGTACTTGTTTAATTTGGATGCTGGCTTCTTCTAATAGCTTCTTATTGGCTTTTGCTATTTTCCTTTTGGAGTAAAAACAATTATTACATTCCCTTCTAGTTCTTACTTTCTTTTGAGTTGAATGAAAATAGGTGTAAAATTTTGAATCGGGTAACTCATTATGGCAGACGGAACATGTTCGCATAGTAATAAATATGTTGATTTAAACGAAAATCCCCGCCAAGGGAATTAGGCAGGGACTTTCTTTGCATATTAGAAGTTTAAATCAATATAATTCAATTATACGAAATATATTTGATAAATCAATTATTATGTTTATTTTTTTTTATTTTAAAGTTTTGTAAGCGGAAATGTATCTAGTATCTTTTTCGGATAATTCCATATACGATTTGGTATTTGATACAAATTCATCAGAACTTTTCGCCCATTTTAATTCACTTTCCCAATGCGAATTGAATATGTGAAATAATTTTGTTAAATAATCTTTTACATGTTTTTTATCGTTTAATTGTTCAACTTCATTTGTTTCAAATAATGAAGGTTCAACTAATTTTTCAAATATTTGTTTCGCAATTTTCAAATTTTGTGTTCTAGTATCGTGATACATATTTAAAATTGCTTTATCATTTGTTGATAATTCTTGTTCTGATAATTTTCGCAAATATTCCACATGTGAAACTTTTTCTTTGGAAGTTAATTTTTGATATTTCGCCAACGAAATTTCACCAATGCGAAACACCCATTCATTCATATGAAAAAGATTTTCATCTGTGTCATCAACTTCTTGATATTGTATGTGATTATTAATTTCTGGTAAAGTTATCGTAAAATTGTATTTTTGTTTCAAATATCTGATAATAATTACTTGTTCAAAAACTGAACGTTCGTCTGTTGGTATCAAAAATATTTGTTCCAAATAAGAAATCTTTTGCGAATCATCTAACGTTTCAAATTTTGCTGGCGATATTTCACCTTGTCTAATTTTCCAACCTGTTTTATCAATTGTTAATTTTTTCATATGCGAATAATTTTTTATCAAATTTATATCTAATATTTTGTTTCACCAAGTTTTCATACAAATATTTGTTCACATATGCGAATTTATATGTGAGTATCAACAAGACACAATTCTGGCTACCCTTGTTTTAGACACACCCAATAAGTTTCAGATGACCAGGGTATATTGGATTGTGTATTTCCAATATTGTTCTCCATATCTATCTTTAGACCTATTGACCTTTTTTGTAGCAGGTACGCCTACTTCTATTTGAAGATTACCCCACCTGTTTTACCCTTACTGCCGTACGGAATAATTACTAACGTATCAAACTTATAACCCTCAGGGTGCAAGAACGACTTTTCCTTGTCGCCGAACCTACGTTTAATAAATAAGAAATTTTTTGATAAAATCCAAATGTCAGTAAAAAATAATTTAATATTGTGATGAACGGCAAATATAAATGATGAATGGTAATTAATTCATTTTACCACTTATCCTTATATTTTACCGCTTATCAAATTTTATGGACTTTTTTTTAAATTTGAATATTTATTTAAAATACATATTATGAGTAAAAAAAGATGTAACCAATGTAAATTGGAAAAACCACTTACGGAGTTTAACAAATGTACTTCAATGAAAGATGGTAAACAAGCGAAATGTAAAAAGTGTTGCAGAGCCAATAGTAAATTTTTCCGTCAATTGAATCCAGATTATTACTGGGGCGCTAAGGATTCCTATTTTGTAGTAAACGCTAAAGAACGTGAAGCATATGCAAAAGATTATAATAAAGCAAATAAAAGCATAAAAATTTATAGAATAGATATGCCAGATGGTAGCATATATATAGGTGCAACAAAGCGTTTTATGCTTAGTAGATTGAATGGCCATTTGTGTGACCTATCTAGATTTAAAAGAAATAAAATAGCAACTTTACCATTATTACATTCTTATTTAAATCAATTTACAAAAAAACAAGCAACAAAAATTATAAAATCTGCATATGTGATTAGGGAATTTGAAGGGACACGAAGTGATATGTATCAAGCAGAAAAAGAAGAAATATTAAGATTGAGGGAAACTGGTGTAAAAATGTTAAATAAAATTGTTAGATAATTTTTTTATTTCCAATTTTTTATATAAATTTGAAGAAGTTTAAATCAATATTATGCCAGTACAAGTAAAAAAACACACAGAGTATCCGTTAGGATTTGACCGCACACAACTTTTTAAAGAAGAAATTCAACCGCAAATCAATCGCACATCGGCTATGTCCAATGTGATGGAACTTATTAGAATCCACGATTTGAAACCATCAATGAAAGAATATTCGTTATTGGTTCAAAGGTTTGTGCAATACATTGAAACAGGTGATACCAGTTTCTTTGAATTAATTGATAGACATTTTAAAATCAAAAATGAATTATCAGAAAAAAAAAATAACAAAATTGTAGGACAATTATATATTCCAGTTAATGAAACAGTTTAAATTTTTTGTTGGATATTATAAATTCGCTAATAATCAACAAAGGGCTACAGAAGCTTTCAATAGAAGAATGGAAAGAGTTTACCAAAATGACAGACAATTAAGATTTTCAATACTTGAAAGAAGAATAAATGCTACGGCATAGGTTGGATAAAGGGAGCTGCAGTGGTGTGCCAGCTCCCACTTTTATTATGAAAAAACATACAACAACAAAGAACACAAAGAAAAAGCAAATTACATTGCATCAACAATTGATTGACCTTGAAGCCCATTATGCGGCCAATTACGACAATCTTGTTGATTTACATAACTTATATATGGCGGATACCAATAACCCCGATTATGATGCTGCTCCGCTTGAAATGTTCGCATTGGGAGTTATCAAGAAAAACACTGGTGATAAATTTTGGTGCATCCCCGTATTATTCAACTTTATGAAGATGAACTGGTTGGAAATTGAGGAAACCTATTTAAAGGAAGACCCCGATTTGGTTAATGCCATTCCAACAGCTTTATTTTCATTTGCAATAACATTATATCACGTTCATAGAAATCAGTTTGGAACCAAAAACTTCTATGAAATGTATAAACCAATCTAAAAATAAACACATATGAACAAATTAACAATGCGCTATGGACTTTTATTAATGTCCGAAGCTTTCACAGTTATGGCTGAGGCTTTACGTGAAGAAGAAACTAAACCTGCAAGGAAAACCCCTAAAACATTTGTCTGTCCAATTTGCGAAAAAGAATGTACTGGTAAAGGAAACTATGTTCAACATAGCCGAATCCACCTTGAAAACAGGGAAAATGTCTCCATTTGGAAATAATGTGGATAACTTTTTTTGGGATATATAAAAAATATTCCAAAATTTGTGTTTCAAAATTAAAATAAAATATGGCAAAGTTCAATTTAAGCAAAGTAACAGCAGATACTTTAATTCAAACAAAAGAAGGAAAAGAAGCTAAAATCTTAACTACTACAAGAAATTCAAAAACTTATCCTTTAGTAGTAATTTTAGATAATAATCATGTTTATTATTATACTACCGATGGTAAATTTTTTATGGATAAGGATTCAGAAAACGATTTAATCATTAAATAATGAATGTATTTGAATTATCCCAAGAACGGTTGCATTACATTTTTCAAGAATTTGATAACATTTATGTTTCATTTTCGGGTGGTAAGGATAGTGGCGCAATGTTAAATTTATGTATTGATTACATAAGAAAAAATAACATTAATAAAAGGATTGGAGTATTTCATTTGGATTATGAAGCTCAATATGAAATGACCACGGAATATGTGAACAAAGTTCTTGGTGAAAATTTAGATATTATTGATGTTTATAGATGTTGTGTACCTTTCAAAGTTACAACTTGTACATCAATGCAAGAATCTTATTGGAGACCTTGGGATGAAACCAAACAAGATATTTGGGTTTCCCCTCTTCCCGAGAATTGTTACACCAAAAAAGATTTTGATTTTTATACAGAAGATATGTGGGATTATGATTTTCAAGAACAATTTAGTTTATGGATTCATAATAAAAAACAAGCAAATAAAACATGTTGTTTGGTTGGAATCCGCACTCAAGAAAGTTTAAATCGTTGGAGAGCAATACATTCTGATAGAAATTATAAAAAATATAATAATAAAGAATGGACCAAGCAAATGTATGATAATATATATAATGCTTACCCAATTTATGATTGGGTTACAGAAGATATTTGGGTTGGAAATTATAAATTTGAATGGAGTTATAATAAATTATATGACGTTTATTACCAAGCAGGTTTAACCGTAGACCAAATGAGAGTGGCCAGTCCTTTCATTAGCACCGCACAAGATAGTTTAAAGCTTTATAGAATCATTGAACCACATACTTGGGGTAAACTTATAGGTAGAGTGAATGGTGTGAATTTTACAGGGTTATATGGCGGAACAACGGCTATGGGTTGGAAAGAAATTAAATTACCCAATTGCCATACTTGGAAAACTTATATGGAATTTTTATTATCCACATTACCAGAAGATATTGCAGCAAATTATACAAATAAATTAAATACAAGCATTAAATTTTGGAAAGAAAAGGGAGGTTGTTTATCTTTGGATGTGATTAACAAATTAAAGGATTTGGAAATACCTTTTGATGTTAAAGAAAACACCAATTATAAGACCAATAAAAAACCTGTGACAATGGATTATCAAGATGATATTGATATAAAAGAATTTAATGAAATTCCAACTTATAAAAGAATGTGTATTTGTATTATGAAGAATGACCATTTATGCAAGTTTATGGGATTTAGCGCCACAAAGAAAGAAACAGAAATAAGAAAACAAGCAGAATTAAAATTCAAAAATATATGAGTCCAGTTTACAACGTCTTAGCGGTACCAGTAGATAAAATTAGAGCCAATAGCTATAACCCAAATTCAGTAGCTTCACCCGAAATGAAATTATTGGAAACCTCAATATGGGAAGATGGTTATACAATGCCAGTGGTTTGTTATTATTTACCCGAAGAAGATATATATGAAATTGTGGATGGTTTCCATAGATATACAACTTTAAAAACAAGTCAAAGAATATTTGAAAGAGAGAAAGGAATGTTACCAGTTGTGGTAATAAAGAAAGATATAAATGATAGAATGGCTTCAACCATTAGACATAACAGAGCAAGAGGTAGTCATTCAATTGAACTTATGAGCAATATTGTTGCTGAATTAACGGAAAGTGGAATGAGTGATGAATGGATTATAAAACATATTGGAATGGATAAAGATGAATTGTTAAGATTAAAACAAATCACAGGATTGGCATCTTTATTTAAAGATGTTGAATTTTCCATTCCCAAATAGATTTTTGTGTGCCAATATATATCCAATAAGAGAGCCCCGTTTCTACGGGGCTCAATTTATTTCTTAATTGGAACACAATTGGGTACTTCTCTACCATCCAAATCTTTTGTTCCATATGCAATATATCCTGCTTCACAAGGATTTTCCATATCTTTGAATTGCTTTGAACTATTTTCAGCTTTAATTTTTCCGCAAACCTTTTCAGCAATTTCTTTGCTTCCATAAGCTTTTGTTTGGTCAGCTACGCACTGGTCCCAAGGGTAATCAGCGAAGTCATTAGCAGTTATATCTTTCTTAGATTTAAATTTTCCGTTTTTGATGTCCAACTTAATTTGTTGGATTAAACTAAATGTGCTCATATGTTATAATTTTGTGTAGTCACAGGTCATTTCCTGCCCCATTTTTATGTCTTTTATTGCAATGCAATAGTTTTCCTCATCCAAACAATTTGGGTCGTCAGAATGGTTCATAAATCGCATATCATCCATATATGTTTGAATGTAATCACCCTTGTCAACATATACATCTATCATCCAATCCAAATATCTACTTGCTATATTGATTTTATTCATTTTAACATCCAAATTAGTTATTTTACCAACCAATTGACCTTTCTTTATGTCTTCGGCAGCAAATAAACCAATATTGTGTATTGGTGATTTATCAAGATATGTTTTTACTATCAGCATTTTTCCAATTATCTGGTATTTTTATTTTTTCTCCGTTCATTAAATTTGGAATTACTCTTATGTCAACGTCATCAAAATTCCTCACACTACCATCTTCCATAAACACCACTTTCCAAATTGTGTTGGTATCAATATTATAATCAATCCAACATATACATTTTCCTTTTCCGAGCGGAGTCTCCACCCAAATGGGTGTTTTTAGCTCGTGAATAATCATAATGTCATTTTTTTTAATTTTTTATTCTCGGTCATCAAATCCTGAATTTGAACTTCCAATCTTGAAATTTCTCTGGAGAGGGATTCTATTTTTTTCGTCATATCCTCGATGATTTGATGATAAATTTTGATTGATTTTTCAAGATTGGCAAGTCTATCTTTTTCAAGTTTAACTTGAGTTTTTTTATAACCAATAAAATATGCAACGATAGAAGGAACTATCATCATTAATAGTTCTTTCATATTACATACAATCCATTCCTGGAGGGTTTTGATTTTGTAAGTCAGAGTATCCTTGGATACCTGCGTTCATCATATTAGCTTCACTATAACCTTTACGTGTTACATAAGCAAGATATAATCCATTTGAATAGCCCTGCTTTCTGTCTGGAAGCATCCCGTCCAAAGTAGTTTGGGTCATATACGTTTGGAATTTACCAATACCATAACCAAGAATTAAATAATCTTGCAAACGCATTATATAAAAGTCTGCTCTTTCTTTTTGAATGTTACGAAGATATTTCATCGTTTCAAAGTCTACTGCTTTTGATGACTCACTATCTCCCACCATTATGGCACGATTTAGAGTGCGATAATGCAAATGTGGGATTGCTGTATAATAACTTGCGTGAAGTAATGCAGGTTGTATATATTCGTTTAACAATTCTGATTCATCTGCGTTTAATGTATTATTTGTTGCACCCGATAACATATGTCTATAAAAAAGACCACCTAATATATTTTGAAGTATTGTATCTTGCGCAATCAGAATTTCTGATTTCAACAAATCACTATCTACGTTCTTGTTAATATTTGTGAAGCTCTTTAATTTAATTTCGCTCACTAATAAAGTTGTTGCCATAATTATTCTACTTTTGGTTGTTCTGTTATATTACCAACCTCATAGATTGATAATGGTTTAATTTCAAATGTTGTTTGTTTACCAGTATATAAAGACATCAACTTATTAAAAACTGGCATCATTTTATTCTGGTACGGCAGGATTACGGATTTTCTAAAGAACTCACTGTGGTTAATGATGTCACTCTGACTGCCCAATTTACCTGCTTGTGCAATACCGAATAATTCACCACTGCTAACTCTATGTCCTGATAATATACTTCTGATGATGTCTTCGTAAACTACTGAATAATAATTATCATTTTCATTTCTTGGTATCATTGTAATTTGTGGTGCAAGTTCTGCTGATTCATTAAATGAAACAATTGCTTGGCCAGCGCCATCGCTACCGCTATACTGTTCTTCCAAACCT